CGAACAGAAACTACCACAAATATTACAGAGACTATACGAACAACAAACTATAATTCTGGGTACACATATTCAGTTACAGGATCAGGTGTCAGCCATGATGGATCGACTATATCTGCTCCAAACGCAACTGTTAATGAAACTATAAACGGTACGACATATACATGGACAGGTTTAGATTTAGGAGAGAAACCAAATTGGTCAATAACAAACCCAGGAGATGCTTTTCAATTTACAGAAGTTTATACACCACCTGGTCTAGAGTCAGTTTCAGACGTAACGAGAACTATCCAATCAGAAAGCGTAACAGATACCACAACTATCTTCTCGCAATAAGTCTATTAGGAAATCCTGTATTTGCTAATGTGTCAAACACTAGTGCTCCTTCCGCTAGTGCCTCTGGATCCGTTAGTAACTTTGCGACCCAAGTATTGCAAGGAAATACTATAGAAAATCATTACGGAAATGGTATTAGATGCCAAGGCCCACAAATGTCGTTTAGCCCATTCGTCACCACCTCGTTCAATCAAAAGCGACCATTTGATTACACATATGAAACGCCAGTGTACGATCCAACTGTTGATGACTCAGGAAATTTAGTCAATCCTGGCCAAATTCTTTATTGGCAACAAAATTATAGTGGTAACAAAGATTCTCTTGGATTAAATGTAGGAGCAGCGTTAACTTTTACCTTTCCATTAGATCAAAGATTTCAAGATCAATGCTTAAAAGCAGCTACGACTCAAGAAAAAATACAAGCACAAATTCTATCTAAAGAACGCCTCAACTATGAACTTGCCCGTTTAAAAAATTGTGGAGAGCTTAAAATTAAGGGAATATCATTTGCTACTGATAGTCCTTACCATGATTTATGCAAAGATGTAATCGTTACTGAAAAGATGAATCAAGTATTACCGCACACTCATAATTTAGAGTAGACAAGTCACGGGTATTAAACTTATCTACAGATAATTATTTTACCTTATCTTTCTTCTTTGTTAGTTTCTTTATTACGTTTTTAACTACTGGTTTTACTAAATTAAGAATGATCGGAGCAGAACAGCCGACCAAAGCAAGACTAAAAACCCCAGTAAAGTGATACATTCAATCCCATTTTGCCCTCTTTCATAGCCAATAACACGTTCCAGCTTTTTATCGTTACGAAAATCACCGATTTTTTGCTCTTTGTTACTAGGGCAGGGTGGTATTTCAAGTTCCTCATCTTTTTTCTTTTGTGTTATCTGTGGTTTCTGTTGTGGAGGCTGCTCTTGCTTTTGTTCCTGTTGTTTTGCAGGTGCAGTATATGTAAAATTTGCAGGGTTATATTCAAGCGGTTCAAAACTAGGAATATCAAACGTACCACAAGCTTTATATGTTCCTAGCTCATCTTCGTTTATCAGTCCTGTTAAATTATTTCTATGCGCATCAACACATCCTGGAATATCTACAACTGGTTTATAAATAATATCTAATATTGGCGGCTGTACTTCCCATAACCTTATTTTTGGAACGTAAACCTCTTTTATTTCAATTTTTGGTATCTTTGTCATCTATATCTCCAATAGAAATAGACCAACCATCTTCACCAAACTTTCCAACTTCTCTTATTTTAGGTTTTTCTTTTGCATTTTCTTTCAACCAATCTTCGTGAAATTCTTTTATTTCATTTTCTAGTTCTAAATCAAATTTAACCATTCGCATCCAATCAACTAATTTATCTACGTAATGTTTAATTAGTTTTTTAAAAAATCCAAATATCATTAATCGTAAGCATCTCTTGGTAAGTACACTTCCACAAAAGAATTACATTTAGGACAGGAAAGATTAGTTACCATACTATATTCGCCAGATCTTAATGGATGATCTTCACCATCTAAACTATGATCTCCACCCCAGATTAGTTCAGTTTTACAGTGCCAACAGTTCATTTACTAACTTTCCATTTACCTTCTACTTCCCAATCAATTTGTTTTTTATTTCTCTCTCCAATGTAATCCCAAAACTGTTTTGAATTATTACTCATTTTTATCATTGGGCCAGTTACTTTTGGTAATTTTTTATCTATTTGATTAGGCAATATCTTGCTTACACCTTCCATAACTTTCTCCATCATCATCGCTTCAAACTGTGGACTTGTAATGTAACGATAACCTGCGTATCCAGCAGCAATAGTTGTGACGCTAATGATAAAAGATAAGATAGATAATACAGATGATATTTTATTTAACATGATAAAACTGCTTGTATTACTTATCATTATAGGAATTACACCTCTCTATGTCATATTAGGAATTATGACCCGTCAGCTTAATACGAAAACCGCCCCATAGGAATTACTTTAGGTGGCATTGGTCTGTAATATCCTGGAGGAATACAAGGCATAATTTTACATCTTTTAGGTTTTCTAGGCTTTCTTGGCATACGACAAACCACAACTTGACCTTGTGTTTTACATCTTGGTTTTCTTTTTCTTGGTCTATTTACACCTTCTGGAGAAACACCAGCCTCAATAATTGTTGGAAATAATAACCCGATTAAAAGAAATGTTGAAAATAATTTTTTCATTAACTAGCTGGTACAAAGCTGCCTTGAGTAGGAGTTTTTTGCTCGCTTATACCAAGAACAAGACTATTTTCAATACTTGCAACCTGATCCGTTCCAAGGACTGCTTTTACATCAGCAATAATATCTGCTGTTTTTAAATCTGTTCTTGCTGTAAGAGAACTTGGCTTATTTAAGGTACTAGAACCATAACTACTAGAGCTATAGTCTCCATCAACTCTAGTTACTGTCCAGTGTGCAGTATGACAAAAGCCATCGTCTACATCATAATCAACATTAGCTAACGCCCAAGTAGTAGTTGCCATAATTTAAAAAAAAATACTTTTACTAATAGTTTAACCTTATTCTACGACTTCGCTTGGAGTTTCAACACCCTCTTCTTCTTGTACCTGAGACAGCAATTCTGCATACTGAGCATTTTTCATATCAAACTCAGCTTTAGTTTGCAATCTTTGATTTTCCAATTTCTTTTGCTCTTCAAGTAAAGCATTATATTTTTCAGCAAGAGCTTGTGCTTCGTTTTTACGCTCTTCGCATCTGTCAGATAGTTTTGACATAAAATTTTTGTAATTATTTTAAAGTGTAGCTGTTGGAACGTATAACGGCAATACGGTTTATCCTGCTTCTAATGCTGCTACCTTGGTTTCTAATATTTCTATTTTTGCCATTGCTTCCTGTAAAGCTTTAATACCTTTCATGTAAAGAACAGAATAAGCTACTGATTTAGTACCTCCTTTTTCTTTAACATCTCCAATATTTTTACCTTCAGGTAAAGTATCATTTTCAGTATAAAGTTCATCATCATCAGTCGCTACAAGCCCATTCATTCCTGATGCTTCTAATTCTTGTGCAATAACACCTATTTGTTTATGTGTACTATATCCAGTAGATTCTTTAAAATTATAGTTTCTAACCTTTAGTGCTTTGATATCATTCCATTGAGAATTAGCATCAACAATATTTTCTTTTAGTTCTTGATCTGAAATTGCAGCATAAGAATTATTAGTATTTTTTGCATCTCCAGTACCTGTTATTCTAAATTCTCCTGCTCCACCAAAAACTCTAAATGTTGCTGATGTAGCACTATTAGTATTTCTTGCAAATACATGATATGAATTACCAGTTATGAAAGCTCCGTTATCTCCAGAAACAGGCTGTGCTGTACATCCTACAAAAAAATAACCATTGTCATCTATACGCACTTTTTCACTGTTATCAACAAAAAAAGTTATTGTAGTGTCTGCTTTTGCATTGCCTTTATCAGCATTAAATTTTAAATCAGAAGAATTTCCATCAATTTCAGCATAACCATGTACCGTATCAGTCAGCCTTATATTAGGTGCTGTTGAAGCAATCTCCATAAGTTGTGATGGACTTGATGTACCTATACCTAAACGTCCTTCAGAAGTTAAACGCATTCTCTCAGTGCCTTTTATATTTACAATCAAGGAGGGGGTAGATGTATCTGAATTAATATCAACGTCAAGGGCTGCATTACCAACACTTGAATCAGCATTAATTCTAAATACTGCGTTTGTACCTGTATCTTCTAAATGTATTCTAGGTGAGGACTCCTTTATATGAAGACTGACATCTGGATCAGATTCACCAATTCCAAGCCTTCCAGCAAAATAACCCTCACCTTTATAACTAACACTAAAAGTATCAGTGTCACTATTGTTCCTTACTTTTAATCCTTTATTAGTATCAGTTGCTTGTGTAGCAGTAGATCTAGAAGATATACCAGTGCCACTAGAATCTCTAACATCTAATATAGTATTTGGACTTGTTGTACCTATACCTACTCTTCCAGTTGTTGCGTCTATACGCATCCTTTCTGAACCAGCTGTTTTAAATAGTAAATGTGATGATGTACCTGCGTTTCCAGAACAATCAGCAAGTATGGCAGCAGTAATACTATTTGGATTATCTGAATCGTTTCCAATCCAATGTAAACCTCCCATAGGCTGGCCTGCTACAAGAGTTGTATCAGTATTTATAAAGTTAAGGTATCTAGCACCTGCTGGATCTGAGTTTGTACCAGAGTATCTTATATCAATATTTCCATCTGTTTGGAAAAGACCTGGAGATACATTTGTTGCAACATCACTTGTGTTAGGTGTTAGACCTAATCCTAAACGGCCATCTGATGTAATACGAAGCCGTTCTGCTGCACTAGCTCCACCAGTTTTAGTTCTAAATGCAAGATCACCAACATGATCGCCTGTTTTTATAGCATTAATTGACCACTGAGCAAATGCTGTGTCACCAGTTGAAAGGAGTAAACCTACCTCCGCATTACCTGATCCAGTATTTTTTAATTGTGCTGCAATTAAATTAAGATTATTTGTTCCTCCTAAAGCTTCGGATGTAGTGAAGTCAGAAGCATTTGCATTACCAATATTTACTTGTAAATTTGTATCTTGTGCTGTTGTACCAATACCAACTTTTCCATCAGATTTTATACAAAATCTAGTTGTCGTGTTAGTAATATCTCGTATTTCAAGAAGACCATTACTATTACTTATTCTGAAATCACTGTCATTGTCTGTATCAGTTAAAAATATATTTGGATTTGTACTTGATATTGTAAAATTACCATTTGTTGTAAGACTTCCGCTTGCAGTAATGCTTGTAGATGCAGTAATAGCTCCTGTTACGTCAAGACCAGCACCAACATTTAAATTTCCAGTTATATCAGCTACACCATCAGAAGCAATAGTAAACCTATTTTGAGAGTTTGTTGTATCTCTAACTCTAAATTGTCCGTTTTCATTTTTTATTTGAAAATCAGAATTATGGTCAGTGTCTTTTAAAACTATTGCAGGGCCTGTATTTTCAATAGTAAAAGTTCCATTAGATATTATTTGTCCAGTAAAAGTAGATAAACCTGCACTGTCTATTGTTAATCTTGTCGTAGGAGAAGCAGCACCATCAGCCGTTGTACTAAATACCAAACGACCTGGCATATCATTAGCACCAGGTGTGCCATCTACTTCTGCTGTTATACTCGCAGCTTGACTAATTACATCAGTGCCATCTGCACCAGCAAAATTTATCTCTCCTAACTTGTCATTATCTTGAACAACAATAACCCCACCATTTGATGCACTTCTAGTTTTACCAAAAGATATTTTGGGTTGAGCATTATCGGCTGAATTTCTAGTAAGTGAAATTCCACTAGCTCCATCTGTTCCTTCAATTTCTAATAATCTAGAGGCACTTCCAGCAATAGCTCTTGCACTAGACGTTCCAACGAGTAAACGCTGTGAGCTATCAACTCTAACTGCTTCACTACCACCAGTTTCAACAGAAACAGTATCCGCAGCAGGAAATCTTACAGCAGTATTTGTATCGCCAAAATGAATTATTTTATCAGGAATAGTTAAATCACTTGTAGATGTAATAGCTCCAGTAACAGCTAACGTGCCAACAACACTTACACCTGTATCAGCAGTTAATCTTGTTGTTCCTCCAGCAGTTAAGCTAACTGTATTTGTACCACCAAATATTCCACTATCACTATCACCAAAATGTATAGAAGGTGCTGAGTTACTTCCAGCAGTAGCAGCAACTACTCCTGTCAAAGTACCACCAGCTAACGCAAGGTAAGTACTGTTTGATGTGGAGCGTTCTGCAACTGTTACCGCATTTAATCCAGCAGGGGTTACAACTCTGTTTGTTGCAGATCCAGTAGTTGTTTCAGCACTTGTAGCTAATTCAGCAATACCAGAAACAGTTGTTGTAGCAGTAGGTGTAGTAACAGATCCTGGTCCAAATATTTTTACGATACTATTATCACTGGCTCGCATAAAGCCACCAATACTATTTATATTTGCGTTAACAGCTAATTCACCAACTTCAGGCAAATCAGATGCACTAGGAGTACTATCCTGTACAACACTATTCTTTAATTTAATTTGAATCGACATAGTTTACCTAGACTTAACTAAAGGATACATGAATTTAGTAAGTTCCTCCACTAATTGCTGAAACATTTGCAAATTGACCACTTGCTTGAAGTACTAATAATTGACCTGTTTGAGGACTTGATACTGTTACATCAGATAAATCATTAAGACTAGAAACACTACCTGGTCCAGATAAAGTATCAATTCTATCCCAATTATCAGGTCCTACACATAAACACCAATCACCTGCATCAAAACTGGTACTTGGTACAACTGCTGTTCCATTTCCAGGAGTGACACAAACAAAGTACGCTCCAGTTAATGTTGATGTGCCTGCTGGTATTGCATTGCTTACAGTAAAACCTGCTGATGTTCCAAAGGCTGTAAGTGTGACTATTGTTCCGTTACTAGCATTGAATGTTCCGCAGAATCTAAGGTTTTCTTCTGCTAATCGTCCAAAACCAACAGAAAAAAAACTGTTACCGTTGAATATTCTTAGTTGTCCTGTAGATTCTTGTAACCAAAAAACACCAGTAGGCAGGTTCGAAATATCAGGTGATGCTTCCTGTATAAATCCAGTAGATAAGTTTGCTAACTTATCCATAGTAATTGCATCGTTAGCTAAAAAATCTGTACCAAACGTACCTGTTGTTATCTTTGTAGCAGGGAGATCAGGAATATCAGCTTCTACAAGAGTTTCTCCATCTGTTACAAAACCTTGATCTGAAACAGTTACTTTAGTGTATGTACCTGCTGTTACTCCACTATCTGCTATAGATAAAATACCTGTATTTGAAACAGTTAAAGGAGCAGAAGAAACAGGTACTGAAATCGCACCGATAGCTGAAGCAGTTGCTTCTGGTAAATCACCAGCCACTAAAGCAGTTGCAGCAGTAATTAAACCCTGCTCATCAAAAGTAATTCCAGATATTGTGGCTGCGGTAATAGTATTAGAAATCGAAATTGCACCTGCTGCTGTAACAGCTAAACCACCTGCTGTTGGTACGCTTACACCTCCAACCGCTGTTGTTGTAGCTTCTGGTATATCACTTGCAACTAATGCTGTTGTAGATGTTATTAGTCCTTCATTATTATATGTAATACCATTTCTTGCAGATGCTCCACCAGCTACTGCATTATTAATTCCTAAATTACCTGATGCTACATTTATTGACCTGTCTAAATTTGATGTATTTAATTTTGCTGCTGTTATAGTCCCATCTGTTACTTTTGTACCTGAGACAGCTGAGATTTTAGCATCTGTTACAGCAGAATCTAATATAGAAGCTGTATCAACAGCACTATCAGCTAATTCACTGGCTGTAATTGCATTTGCAGCTATTTCTGTAGCGGTAATTGCATCATTCGCTATCTTGGCAGCAGTAACAGCATTGGCAGCTAACTTATCTGTAGTTACATTTAAGTTTGTAATTTTTACAGTTGTAACTGCGTTTGTTGCAATCGCAGCACTATCTACTGCGTTATCGGCAAGTTCAGATGCTCCAACAGCATTAGGAGCAATATTATTAGCAGTGATAGTATTTGTTGCTATTTTTGCACTTGTAACAGCAGTATTGGCAATAGCAGCCGTATCTACGGCATTATCTGCCAACTCACTTGCAGTTACAGCATTACTAGCAATTTGAGTTGCAGTAATAGAGTCTGTTGTAATTTTTGCTCCAGGAATATCACCATCACTAAAATTAGTTTTGGCAAAAGTGACAGCACTATCAGCTATTTTTGCAGTTGTTACAGATGTTGCTGCTAACTTAGCTGTTGTTACATTTAAATCTGTTATTGCTGCTGTATCTACCGCATTATCAGCAAGTTCACTAGAACCAATAGCATTTGCTGCTATCTGCGTAGCTGTAATAGTATCGTTAGCTAACTTAGCTCCAGTAATAGTTGCATCGGTAATTTTTACATTAGTAACAGCACCGTCAGCAAGAGTTGCAGTAACAATTTGACCTGCTGTTAATGGATAGCTAAGTGCTGTAGCTGGTATTGATGCTGCATCTACTAATCCAAAAGCACCTTGTACAAAGTTTTTTGCAGTTATTTTCTTTGTTTCTGTTGCACTAACATCTGCAAGAGCAATAGGATCTGTTGCTTGCAGTTGGGCTGAACCTAATTCTGGTAATTGTGTAATCTGTAGATCAGCCATGTCAAGTTACTTTTAAGTACATCATAAATCTTATTTTAAGGATCTTCAAGTAAAATACCATCTCCATCCTCTTGCAATATCTTATCACTACTTTCTAATAACAAGAATGAAGGAGGAACACCATTATGAAGTCTTATTTCACCATTAGTTACAAATTCTATTCTTGCTTCTATTACTCCACTTACAGGTACATTTATTGCCACATTAGTTACAACACACATTGATTGATACCAAACACTATTTGTAGATTGACTTGGATCGTGATACACATAAAATCTTCCTTCAAAATCTGCACCTTGCTGCATCCGTACCAATAATTGACTTAGGTAAACAGGAAATTCTGGACTTGCTAAATCAGGAGTATCATTTTGAAAATTTCTATGCTGCCATATTGTCTGTATTGTTCCCTGTCCTGATATGAGTCCATTTTCGTATTGCTTTCTAAATTCTGTTCCTAAATTTGTAATATCAACAGTATCTCTTGTTGTTGTAATTTCAAACTCAGTAATTTTTGCAAGCGGTCTGAATCTAGTGTTTCTGGTACGCATTAATATATTTGTTACAGAAGATGGTGCTGTTAATGTAAGTGCATCTGATACTTCACCAGCTAATGCAGAAGCAAAGGTGTTATATAACCTAATTCCACCCATATCATCAATATGAATATATTTACGAAGATCAGGAAAACTGTGGTTAGCTAATAACCCTAAATTACTGCCATCAACTGTTTCTATTTCAACTTGATCTCCTGTAATTAATGAACCATTAATGTTTTCTACAGAGAATCTTTTTTTAGTTGTGTTAACATCGGCTGGATCTAAAGATGTTGATATTTCAGAATTTAAAGCATCACGCTTTAATTCTATAAACCCTGTCGATCCAAAATATATAGACATTAAAATGTAGTTTCTTTTGCGATACCATCAGATTCAAAACTAATATCTGCTGCCATAACTTCTCCTACGCTATTCGTCATTGCAAAAGAAGTTATAATTCCTACAAGTTCTATATAATGATTTGCGTCTGCCTGTAATTTAAATCTTGCCAATGGCCTTTCTGAACTTGTCGGTGAATCATCTGACCTTGGTAAGATTTTATCTAGTATCATGGTCGATAACAGTCCTGAATTATGTTTTGCACCCGTAGATTCTGCATAATAGTAAATACTTGCAGAACCAGTAAGACTTGTTATTCCTGGGATTATTCTTCTATCAAAATCACCTAATGATACAGTTTCTAAAACTGATGTATTAATAGTAAAAGACCAAGACCGCACTTTCGCAACTTCGTCTGTATCTTCGATAGTTCCAGTTGCATTGTCTACAAATAATTTACCATCTTGACCTGAATAAAACTTAGCCATCGTTTTAGTTTAATTTTAAATACATTCTAATCCCCATCGAGGCAAGCGACAAATTTACATTGCACATTTGAAATGCCAGGTTTCACACTGGTAAGTGTAGGGGGACCATCAAATCTATATCTTAGTTTATATCCATTATCATTTTTTTGAGATATTTTTTGTCTTAAAGCTAATACATCTACACCAGCTAAAGCGTCTTTATTTTGAAATGAAAAATTTATATAATCATAATCTGAGTTAATATTTTCATAAAAATCTAAAATTTCATTAGCTTCAGCATCTGAAATATTTGTAAATCCTAAACTTAATTTTGCATCTACTTTTTTATTACCGTATCTAAGTACAGTTTTTGCACCATTCTGTGCAATAAATTCTACCTGTGGATATCTTCCAGGAGTGTAACTCCTTGATGAAGGTTTAATAGCTGGAAAATCAATATCGTTAGCCATTAGACACCTTGAAAATCATTACTTTCATCATAATTTATTGTAGCAAGTGTGCCATCATCCAGGAGAGGAGCATGACTTGCACCAACATCTACTAATCCTTCATCTGTATATGCAAGAGACTCAATTTTATACAACCTATTAGATTCAGTAGTCTGTTTTACGGTAAACACTGACCCATAAAGGTTACTTTGATTCGTCTTACCATTACTTACTTTTAATGTTGCTGTTTTAACCTCATCCGTTCCTGGTTTCCAGTGATAAATTTGTACATTGTTTATACTATTATTTCCAACACTTTGTACAATTCCGTCAGGAGATATAACACCATTTTCAAATCTAGTAGTATGAGTAGCTTCTGAAATAAATCTTATATAATCACCAGGTTTTAATCCAAATATAACTTGTGGTGTGGTTTCAAATTTAATACCATGATCTACTTTTTCTCGAATTTTTAAAACGTGTTGTAAAAATTCTCTAGCATGATCTTTATTTGTGCAAAAATCAGACATATCAAATATTTCTATTGGGAGTTTTGCAGGATTTTCTTCATCTGCAACGTGTAAACTTATTGATTCTGTTTCAGGAAAACCGTTTTCTACTTCTTGTCTAAAATATACCGTTCCAATAAAATTCTGACGTTCTTCAGGCGATAAGAAACTTACCTTTAAATTTCTTGTATTACCATCAGTAAATAAAGCTTTAACTGTTGGTTTTTGTTTTTTCTGTATTTTAAAACTATTAGGATTGAAAGGAACAGAGGGAAATAATGAAAACTTACCACCAAGAATTGTAAAGTCTAATAAATTAAATACTGCATTTTGATAAATAAACTCTCGTATATTTTGTTTATCAGTAATTACACCATCCCAATAAAATCCATTTGCTTCACAGAATTTAGCAGCAGTTATCATTCTTTCTTTTTCAACAGAAGGAAGTCCGATTGAATCAGCAAGGCCAAATTTTTTGTCAGTTAAAAGAGCATAAACTATTTCTGCAAAGTTATTTGTAGGGCCTAAACCTTTTGTACTTACTCCATGTTGACCTTTATTATTATCTGTAACTGTATTTCCTTTGTCATTTATTAATCTTTCTACTTCTAAACCTTTTTTAATATATACAGACAGTTGAGAAAAACTATTCCACTCTCTTGAACTGCTTAATCTTAGAGCTACATTAGCAATTCCAACTTTAGGTTGATCGAATTTATAAGGTACAGGACTTTCCTCTCCTAAACTACTTTGCTCATTGACATATACAATTTCATGTTCTGGACCGTCTTGATGACTACTTCTTTCCGCATCATATTGATAATAATCAGCAATAGCATCAAAAGGGTTTAAATTTTTACCTGCTGGCCAAGGTTGTGTTACAAAATCACTAAAGTCAGTAGCAATATCAATATTTTCTAAACCAGGAAAATCTGAAGCTGCATTGCCTGTTTTTGGAATACTTACTTTATCAGTATCTTTATAATTTTTGCCTCTACGCTTAATAGTCCATTTAGCAGCTTTAAATTGATTAGTATCGGGATCTCTATATACTCTTAAAGTTATAGTTAAACCTGACCCAGATCCACCATTTACGGCATAGTTCTTATAAACTTCGGGTTTTACATTAGCCTCTTTAAATTGGTATTTTATCATTCCAAAATAATGCCCTTTCTTATGATTTGGTTTACTTACTCTAGTTTGTATAAAATCACCATTACAATATTTAAAACCATTACGAATTATGCAAACTGTACCTTTTTTTGAATCTGGTTGAAGAAGCACTTTATCTGTATCTGTATATGATTTATATTCTTTCCAATGATCTGCTTCAACTTTGTCACCCCATTGCCAATTAGTACCTAAAGAACCAACTGTTTTTCTATGTACTCGACCTTCACCATGAAAAGCAGCATCCATATTACTACTTCTTACCTCAATAGGAACCCATCTTGTTTCCCTAGGAATTACACCCGTTGATTTTCTTAAAAGATCATTTACTTTTCCTTTTTTCTTTTCTGTAGGCAAAGCACCTAAATACCACTCTGTATTTGATACATCACCACTTCTTAATTGATCGTCAGAACCTTTATAAAATACTTCATATATTTGATCACCTTTTGTAGTTCTATAACTTTCAAGATCTCCAGAAGCATTTAATATTCTTACTGTTTTATTTTTATCGACAAAATTTCTTTTTATTAAATTACCTGGAAAAGGTATAAATCTAAATTCAAATTCTTTATCTTTACTGTTATTATGATTTATTCTTATAAAATTGTATTGAGGTTGAGGTGAATTACCTTTTATAGCAAAAGGCTCACCCTTATCAATATAATTCCAATCTATATCACCAACACCAGCAACTCTAGCCTGTAATCTAAAAAAACTATATCTCATAAGATATTTACTCATTCCACCAAGAGAAATACTGCCTCTATCGTCTTGGTATCTTTTTTGAACACCCTCTGTTGTATCCTCATTTACATCATTTGTTCCAACTGCTCCTGGGTGACTATTTACATTTGGAAAACTTGTTACTTGTTTAAAAACTTTAGATTTAAGACCTATTTCTGTAACATGACAAGCTTTACTATTACTAATAGTTCCTATAGAACATTTTTGTATAGCTAATTTATCAAAACAAGCAAAAGGTCTTTTTGCATCTGCTTGTAAGTCTATAACGCCAGGTGTATCAACTCTAAATGTACAAACTTGACTCTTACCTGAACTCCATATTGCTCTACTTTTACGCTCGCATATAGCGATTGCAGATCCAATTAAATAAGATTCTCCTATCTGTATTGCATCATCAGCCTCTTCTCTTGAAGTATCAACAGCAGATTTAACATCATCAACACCCCAAGGGTCAAACGTGGATTTATCTTTGCCATCTTCATCTTTTTCAGCTTTAAATTCTTTTTCTACATCTATAGCAGTAATTTTATATTGAATAAGTCTATTTTCTATTACTGGTAAAGAATTTTTAGCTGCTGTTGAATTGTGGTATCTAAAGATACTTGCATATCGTGGAAAATTTGTTCTAAGTTTACGTCTTTTAGTATCTATATCTTTATTGTTTTCCTCTGATAAGTCTTTTTGTCTTAAGACTAATTCATAAGGAACTCTATATCTCACTGCATTTGGCATAGGAGAAAATGCACCAAATTGCACTTGCGTATTAGGAGTTCTAGCACTACTAACAATGGATTTTGATTTACCAGGGTCACCATTTTTACCTTCACCCATATCCCAATCAACAGACATAACATCGTGCATGATGCTGCCATTTCTATCTTTTTGCCTTCCTAAAGTGCCTTCATCATATTTATGAGTTTCTTTAGGTCTACCGCCATCTGGCCTCATATAAAGAGCTATTTTTTTATTAATATAATTTTCCAATAACAGATCACCTATGGCATAACCTGCAAAATCAGGTTTAGCAGCTAAAGTTCCTAAACCAAGCATAAATAGCCCTTTTAATTGTTGGCTACTGCCAAGACTTATCATTTGTGACCATAAAAGTCTTGTATTTACACGAACCCCTCCATTAACTTGAATATAATTTTTACTTTTAGTTATTTCTTGTTTTGTAAATATTAATGGAACGATTTCACCAAAGTTAGCTAATTCCTGTACTGAATTAAATCCAGTTTGTGGAGCAAATCTTTTTGGACCAGTTTGACCAGCAGTAGTAAGGCTAGGAGGAGTTTTAGGTGCTTTAGGTTTTGGCGTTAATAAAACAGAAACAACTGAAAGAATAACTCCTAATACAATTTGACCAAAAGTAGTTAATCCACCTCCAGCAGCAATAATTCCTAATGCTTGAAAATTTACTATATAAGGTAGTTCATCATATTCTTTAGGTCTTTTTCCATTATATGCTTGTGTTAACTCTACAAAATACCAATATTCATCTTCTGTTATACCTACTGTTTCACATAATTCGACTTCTGCGGGGAGTAACACCCTACGACCTCCAGGCCGTCTAAGGGACTCCATCTTACCTCCGATTCTCCGCAGTTTATCCATCCTTCCTCGTAATAAACAGCAAGACCAAATCCATTATTAGATTTACATAATGCAACTGTACCTATATTAAACTGTTTTGTCTCGTTTCCCCACTTTTCAAGTTCTTCTTTAA